TCACTATGCCTCTTCTTGAATTTTTATTGATTAATCTCATATCTTTTTTTGTAATGAATATGAGTTTTGAATGAATATATAAATAGTTTAGTTAAATATAGTCTCCGAATATATCATTTATATCTTTATTAACTAAACGAAAATCTGGATAATCAGGTATTCTAAAGTCTAACCAATCGTATACATCTTCATCCATTAATTGTTTCATCATACCTGTGTAACTACCGTGATAGTCTAACTTATCTTCATTGTATTCACTACCTAAACGGTCGGAAAGGAATTTAATGACATCACTTTTAAAGTCACGTATTTTAACATATTGTAACCATTTAGTTTTTTCTCCTGATTGAATTTGTTGATCAATTATTCTACCAACAAAATATCTGTCTAATTCTGACCATATTAAACTATATAATTCACTTTGATATGCCCCATTATATGCGTTATTATAGATACTATATAATTCACTTTTTAATTCAGACAAGTCATCACTTAGAAGTTCATTCATAGCATCCTCATCCTTAATGAGTTCACCCAAGTCTTCTTCTTTTATAATGAAATAACCTTCAGTCCCCTGTTCTTCAGATAAACCTTCAAAAAATTCTGAATCATAATTTTCTAATGATAATTCAACGTTACCAATTTCTCTGAATATATAATTTTTTAATTTTATGATATTTTCGGGATCCAACTCATCAATGACATCTCTATAAACATTATTTGTTGAATCATAAAAATCTTCATAATAGTCTTCTTGTAAGACACGTTCGGCAACATCTTTTGCGGTGGCATCACGACCACTATCGTCAAAAAGTTCCGCAAGTTCTTCTCGATCCCTTAAGAATAGATAATAACCATCTGATTTTTTTTCAACGTCAGTAATAAGATTTCCTGATACCCACTCCAACCAAGTTTCGGGATCTTGTTGTATTTTATATAATAGAAAATCATTCTCAAGAATTTCTGGTATGTCCTTATATTCAAATTTATCTAAAATTTTTGTTTTAACTAAAAAATCAAATGATGGTACATTATCGTAAGGTATATTAGATAAGTTTAATTCATCAATTAGACCTTTTCTAAGTATAAAACTTAAAAATACCTCAATCTTATTATTAAATATTTTGGATATACCACCCCAATTACCTTCGTTAAATTCTTCTATAATTTCTTCAATATCGTTCATAATATATAAATATAAAAAAAGGTGGAAAATACTTCCCACCTCAACTTTTTAACCAATCACCGATTACTTTTTGTTGTAATACTTCTCAACAATTTTCTTTACCGACTCTTGAACCGAAGATTGATTCGCCGCTGGTTGTTGTGGAGCTTGTTGAGGTGCCTGAGCATTTTGTTGATTTGCTTTATTCTTACATCCGCATCCCATAATATTTGTTTTAAGAGGTTTATTTGATTATAAATATCAGTTAGGGTTCATATTTTGTAAACCATTTAATATTTATTGTAATATGAAAAAAGTTGTTAGAATTAATGAGAACGATTTAATTGGATTAATAAGGAATATTATTATTGAACAAGATGATAATGTTGAATATGAAGATTTCACACCAGAAGAGTATATGGACTTACTAAAGTCTGTTAATTATAAAGCACAAGCAATCCCTAAATTTCCTGATTTTAGAGGTAAAAAAATAAGGGTTAACGGTAATTTAAATTTAAGAGGTTTAAAACAAATAAGTAATTTGGGTGAGTTAATTGTAACTGGTGATTTAAATGTTGCGTACACAAATATATCAACTCTTGAAGGAGTTACGGTTGGTCGTGGTTTGAGTTATTGGGACACACCATACGCTAAAGAACTTGAAAGAAGGAAACAACTAGCTTTGAGACGTGAAGCGGAACAAAGACGAGAAGACGATGAGTGGAACCCAAATAATCCTGAAATTGACGATCAAGGTTTAATGGCAAATGCGGTATTTGATTACATGGTTCAACAGGGAGAAATAGATTATTTAACTGATTCGGAACGTGAAGATTTAAGGAATTTAGAAAAAAGAATGGAAGAACTTGAAGAACGAATACAAAATGAGGAAAATCCTGACATTATTGATGAGTTAGACTCTGAACGAAATGATTTGGAGTATGACATTGATGAACTTAAGAATAAAGATAACGATGTATATGGTTTATTACCTGAAGGAACACATTATGAATTATCTACATTTAGATCCATACATGATGGTACCAATGGTGATGTTTATGCCGTAGGTACTGAAAGTGAGGCGGATGATTCGATTAAAGAGTATTATGATGAAATGGTAAATGATCTTAACAATTTTGATAAAAGTACATTAAGTTATCATATTGATGGTGATGATGTTGCCGAATATTATGAGGACATGATTCGTGAATGGGTTACTGAAGATCCTGAAAATTATGATGTTAGTAGAGAAACTAGTCGTAGACAAGATAAAGAAATTGAAGAACTAGAAAACAAAAAAAAATCTCTTGAAATTGAGAGTTATTTGATTTCAAGTGGAGCTAGGTCACCATTAACTGAGGAAGAGGTTGAAAGTTTAAAGTACTTCAAATTTACTGATTATATGGATAATGTTTTAATTGTTGAATGGTCCGAAAATAAATGGCAAATATATCAAAACGGTAAAAAAGTTGAGTTAGTAACTTATGAAGATGAGGATGAGGACGGTGAACATGAATCGGACAACGATTCAAGGATTGAAGAGATTGAGAGTGAAATAGAAGATATTGCGGTTGAAATACAAGATATAAAAGATGAACCTGATGGTGATTTAAATGATGATGAGGTAGAAGAAGCGGTAGAAGATAGGCTACAACAAATTAAAGATGACCCAATAAGTTGGTTAGATGAAATGGGAGACCAATATGAAAATTTTGTTGATAGAAGAAGTTTATTGGATGATTTAGTTAGTGATAGTGACTATGGAACTATAAGTAGTTATAATGGTGATTACGATGAAGTTAATGTGAACGATTCAACTTTTATTGTAATGAGAATTGAGTAATAACTTTACTGAAGGTGATATTATTCTTATGTTTATGATTAATGGCACGGAAGAAAAAAATAGAATTTGTAATGGACACCGATTGGATGTTCGAAAAGCCAATTGATAGAGAACATAAAGAGTATAAATTACTTTCATATTTTCAACGTATGGGGGAAAAGTTAGACAATATGGAACTTTACCCTGGGTTTATAGAATTATCATTACATTTAGCAAACATTCAAACTCTTATCAGGGATAAGAAAATTATATATACGAATAAGAAATTTAATTCGGTTGACGATGAACTTTTGGTGAAAGACCTTAAAGTTAAAAGTGTTCCTGATATGTCAACTGATGAGTACGAAGAGTTCACAAAAATTTTACAATACACCGCACCAAGAATGTTGGAATACTTCAACATTGCAAAATCTGTGTGGACAATAGTTTTTGATAGTATTGAAACAAAATACAGAAAAAACAAAAAAGAAATTTTATCTAATAAAGGGTTCTTCTTTCATTTAGATAAAAGGGACAACAAATATTATGTTTGGGAATATGAGGTATCACCAGCAGCAAAAAAATCACCTGAAAGTAAAACAAATGTCAAATTAATTTATTGTGATGATAAAAACAAATTGACTATACCAAAGATAATAACTACATTTTCTGAAGCCGAAAACAAAACAAAATTACCGGTATTAGAGATGATAAGTAGAGGTGATTTCCCAATTGAAGAAACATTATTACCGTTGTTCAAAAGAAAAACAATAATGTTAATTAATCAGGCGAGAAATTACACGATTGAACAAGAGGAAAAGAAAAAAGAAAAAGAATTTTTAGAAGATTAAAATGAGTTTCAACAAAAGAATTTTAAAGAAAGAAAACATCCTTATTCACTTAAATGATATTATGACTTATTTAAATGCCGATGCAATTATTTGTACCGACGATTTTTCGCGCAAAGTCTATAGGATGTATACCGAAGGTTTTACCAAAGAGGAAATAATAAATGTTATAAATAAAATGAAATGAAAGTTAAGTTAGAATATGTGTGGATCGACGGATATACACCTGAACCAAACCTAAGAAGTAAAGTTAAAATTATGGACTATGAACAAATTAAAAATTGTTTGGTTCTAAATAATTTTCCTGAATGGAACTTTGATGGGTCATCAACATTACAAGCGGAAGGTAATAGTTCTGATTGTATTTTAATGCCTGTTAGACATTATTTTTGTGATAATACAAATACGATTTACGTGTTGTGTGAAGTAATGAATTCTGATGGTACACCACACGAAACTAATACAAGATCAAAACTAATTGGAGATCAAGAAGATTTGTGGTTTGGATTTGAACAAGAATACTTTATCTATGATAGAAAAAACAAATGTATTTTAGGTCACGATGAAAACAACTTGGAACCACAAGGTAAATATTATTGTGGTGTTGGTGAATATGTTGCAGGAAGAGATTTTGTTGAGGAACATATGGATATGTGTTTAAAATACGGAATTGACATTACAGGGATCAACGCTGAGGTTGCGTTAGGTCAATGGGAATATCAAGTATTTTCAAAAGGTAAATTAAAGGCGGGTGATGATTTGTGGATGACTAGATACTTCTTGTATAAAATCTCTGAAAAATATAATTATGGTATTGACCTACATCCAAAACCAATCCAAAAAGGTGAGTGGAATGGTTCAGGTCTCCACACAAACTTCTCCACAGATAAAATGAGAAATGATGGTAATGAAGAATATTTTATGTCATTGTTTAATGCGTTTGAGGTAAGGCATGAAGCTCATATTAAAGCTTACGGGTCAGATAACAATCTCCGTTTAACTGGTAAATTTGAAACACAATCAATTGATAAATTTAGTTGGGGTGTTTCAGATCGAGGGGCATCAATTAGAGTTCCAAAAGAGACTGCTGAAAATTGGAAAGGTTATGTTGAAGATCGTAGACCAGGATCAAATGCGGATCCGTACAAGATTATTATTGAGATTGTTAAATCATTGGATGCAACTAAACAAATCTATGGAATGAAACATATGATGAATAAACTTGTTGATATTGAAGGATTAAGTGAAAAATATAGAACTATATCTGGTGATGAGTTATTAAAAGAATATAAAAATGATGATGATTATGAGGTTAATGAGGACACTATGAGGTCAAAGGCGAATATTGAACCTGAAGTAATAAAATTTGACACAGAGTCATTAATAAAATCTTCTTCATTACCTGAAGAACTTAAAAAGATAATGTTAAACACGGATAAAGTTGAAATAAAATGAGTGAACAAGTAAATCACCCCCAACATTACGGAGGATCAGAAAATCCATATGAGGCTATTAAGGTAATTGATGCTTGGGAATTAGGATTCTCATTGGGAAATACAGTTAAGTATATATCAAGAGCCGGTAAGAAAGAATCGGATAAAGAGTTACAGGACCTTAAGAAAGCGTTATGGTACTTGCAACATCATATAGAAACATTAGAGAAAAAATGAAAATAGTAGTAACAGGAGGAGCGGGGTTTATTGGTTCCGCATTTATAAACCACCTATTAGATAACTTTGAATGTGATGTTATTTGTGTTGATAAACTAACATATGCTGGTCGTAGAATGAATCTTAAACACAATGTTTCTTTTTTACAAAAAGACATTTGTGATGTAACGGCAGATGAACTTGGTGATTTTGATTACATCGTTCACTTTGCGGCTGAGTCTCACGTCGACAATTCAATTAAAAATGGGTTACCATTTGTTAGAACTAATGTTGAGGGGACATTTAATTTATTGGAAATATCAAGAAAAAATAAAAACATTAAAAAATTCATACACATTTCAACCGATGAGGTATATGGTGATATGGATGAACACATCGCAATTAATCATACCGCAACTGAGGGTGATGATCTTAAACCAAGTTCATATTATTCGGCAACAAAGGCGGCTTCAGATTTGTTAGTGTTATCTGCAAATAGAACTTATGGTTTACCATATCTAATTACAAGAACTTGTAATAACTTTGGTGAACATCAGTTTGAAGAAAAATTCTTACCTACAATTGCAAGATCTATTAGTGAAGGTAAACCAATTCCTGTGTATGGTGATGGTAAACAAGTTAGGGAGTGGATGTATGTTTATGATAATGTTAAAATAATTTGTGATTTAATGTTTGATGATGAGGTTGTTAACCAAGTCTTTAATATTGGGACAGGAAATAGAATGACAAATTTGGACATTATTAAAAATATTTCTTATATTTTAAACAAAGAGGTTGATATTAAATACGTTGAAGACAGATTAGGTCACGATAGGAAATATGGTTTAAACTCCAATAAAATGAGAAGTTATTATCGTAACAAGTATGGTGAGTTTCATGTTGTAGACAAAACTTTATCTGAGTATTTACAAAAACAATATGGAGAAAAAAACTAATAAAGGTTTAAACAAGGAGATAAACGTATTAGGTGCGATTACAACTCCGGCAGAATTAATAAGAGAAACCATAATAAATTTTATGTGGGGATTATTAGGGAACTCTGTTGTTGTATTTGTATCCAAAGAGTTAGACTTTATGGTATTAATAAACTATATTATATACTATATATTAATATCCTACATTGTTAATAGAAAGAAATATGAAACAATGTTAGGGAAGTTCATAGTACTTCCTGGGTCGGCAG